TATGGAGAAGAAGAATGTGTATCTGTGCCAGCAATTAATGGTATATCATATTGCTTACTCCATTTATATAATAATTGATTAAATTCTTTTTGATTATCAGCATTGTGATATTGAATTTCTAAAAAACATCTATTATTATTTTTAGACATCCATTCTAATAATAGATTTCTATTTTTTAACCAATTTTCATCCTCAATTAATATTTCATCTTCAGACATATTTTCTTTCTTTTTTGTATATTTACATTGCCATAAAATACTTGCTAAACATGCGGTAGTCACTATAATATTTTCACTTGTATTCATTAATTCTTCTATGGTAATTCTTGGATTGTAATAAAAATGTCTATCAGTTTTGTCTTCTTCTTTACCTTTAGAAGTTGAAATTGAGGACATTTGATTTAATTCTTTTACTCCTTCCCAATTCCTAGCATATAATCCTATATGATATCCTCTTTCGTCTGCTTCTAATTTTGTACATAGATATAATTCAATACCATGTATATATTTAATTCCTGCTTTATCGCAATCTTGTTTCTTTTTAACCCAATCAGCTATATTACCATGATCTGAAAATGCAATTGCTTTCATACCCTGTTTTTTAGCAAGTTTTAAATATTCTTTATAATTTGTGCAAGAATCAGCATATCCATTTGTATTTGAATAATCCGTATGACAATGATATATTACAAAATTATTTTCACTCATTTGCATACCTCCAAATATATCCATATGATGTTTTAACTTTTCCTTTACAACATTTTGCAATTGAACTATTGTCATATCCAAATAATTCTTTAACTTCTATGCATCCCCAATAAGAGCGTATAAAATTTCCATCTAAATCATATTGATTTACTTTTCTTGCTCTAGGATTATTTTTACCTTTAACACTAGGTCTATCACCTGTCATTTTTGCTATTTCTTCGGGAGTATGCTTTCTTTTATAAACAGGACTTTTCTCTTTAACGAATCTGCCATTAAGTGTATTTTTAATTTTCCTTATTGTTTCTTCTGTGTGACATTTACCGAAAAACGGATTATTTTCACCGTTTATATCAGCATGATTTTCTTTAATTTTATTTCTGGTATAATCAGTATGTCTATTAGAATTACCCCCATTCATCAGATTATAACCAATCTCTCTATCCGTTGTATTATATTGTTTTATTAAATCACATTCAATTTTATTAGCTAATTCTTTTGATAAATTTTCAAGTAATATTATATGATAAAAATTATCCCGGCCGTATTTACATATAGCATTCCAAAAATAAGGATTGCCCTTATATCCATTACCATTAGACCATCTTGTATTAGGATTCTTACATGTAATGCCAAAATACATTAGGTTATTTATTTTATTAATATGTACATAAACCGTATAGTTACTCATTAAATCCTCCTATAAAATATCATCGAGCCATCCAAATTCATCCATTATAGACTTATCTTCAATTGCTTTAATGCCATTTTGAAAATCTGCTTCTTCTAAATATCTTTTATATGGCATATGAATATTTGCTGAATAACCACATAAGTTAGCATGATAATAACTACTCTCTCTAGTAATATCTTTCCAAAATATATTTTTGTCTTTTGTATTTGCAAATTCAACTTCTTTTTTTATTATTTCGGTAATCACATTAATAATTTTATTTTTATGTTCTTTTATAATATCTTCGTTGAGTTCTACTTCTACATAACAATCATTAATTTCAAATTTATTCTGAACTTCTTGTGGTAAACATTCTATTCCGTTTGTATCAATCATTTGTGCTAAATAATTTTCTATTTGATCTTCATCATAATTATAATATTTTAACCACATTTTAGTATTAGATTGTAGACTTTCACCAATAGAATTTCTTTCAACTTGTCTTACTTTAATATCACCTTTCTTTTGGGTATAAGCAACATCAACATATTTCATAAAATTAAATCTAATAATAATATCTTCATATGGCATATTGGTTTTTTGGTGTATACCTTCACCGTATAATAAAAGCTGACCTGAATTATCTATTAATTTTTGACCTTTATATATACTACTTGTTTTCCAATCAGTAATAATAATCTTTCTTTTGCCATTTCTAATTTCTACATTAAGAAAATCAATATATCCCTGAAAGTATTGATTACCTATTTTAATTAATATAAATGGTTCAATAATTGGTTTATCTGTGACTTTTTTATGATTTAAGAAATAATGACGCATACATTCTTCGTATTTTTTTGCTATCTTTTCATTCTTTTCACTATCTGATCTGTCATACATTAAACCCATTGTGTTAAATTCAAATAATTTCTCTTCATATGTTTCTAACATTGATTCATGATTTAACTCATTACGATAAAATTCTTCCATTAAATCATGGGCACAGTTGCCAGAAATCCCGTATATGCTATCATTTCTATCTTCTGGTATATGTAATATGTATTTAAGCATGTATTCATAGGGGTCAGTCATATATGTATTGAGTCTCGACCAAGACCAAAGTCTATTACAATTAAGTTCTTTTTTTATTTGTTCAAGTTCTTCATTTGTTTTTCTCACTTTCTATCTCCTTTAAATATTCTTTATGCTCTTTTTCATCATATTTTATTTTATGTTTTATTAAGTACTCATAAATTTTATTAGGTTTATCTGCTGGTGATTCTTTTTCATTTAATAAATCATATTTATCATATATGTAATAAATATTTCGGATACCATAAAATTTTTCACATTCAGAACGAATATGTTTTAATAAAATATCTTTATCATAAGCTATTATAATAGCAACATTAAGACCAATAAGAATCTTAACCTGTTCATCACTAAGATTATGAGAACCAATTGCTACAGTAGTTTCATCTAATCTACTATGACGTTTTAACACATTTTTTTCTGATTCTAAAACCACACAATATTCTGCTTCTTGTATACTTTTATAATTTTCTTGTAATCCATATAAATTAATACTTTTTGAATAAGGTTTAAGAGGATAATATTTAGCAATATCAAAAAGTTCAAAATTCTTTATAGTAGTACGCCCAATAATACCAATGTAATCATCCTCTTCTCCCGCCCAATATCTAACAGGTATAACAATTCTTTTATGTTTATAACTGTATCCTATGTTAAATTTCTTACGGGTAAATTCCATTATCCCATCTTCTTTAACCCAATCTATAAATAAAACAGGTTCGTATTCTTCTATTATTGTGTTGTCATAGATTTCAATATCAGCAATATTAACAGAATTTCTTTTACGTTTAATTTTTTTGAATATTTCCAATGGATCGGTTTTATCCTTTTCGTGATTGTCTTTTTTGTTTTTTGATTTTTTATATTGATATTTTAATCCTAATAATTTATGAAGATATTTATTTGCTTCAATAAATGAAATATTTTTAATTGTCATTGCAAGCGTAATTAAATTACCTCTAATAATTCCACTATCAGGTTGAAATATCTTTATTTTTAAAGTATCTTTTTTAATTGCTATACTTGTTTTATTTTTATGCCCAGGCATACCTACTCTATATTCAGAGGGATATATTTTAAATCCATGACAACCCAAATCATCAAGAATTTTTTGTATTAAATTTTGGTCTATAATATATTGAATAATTTCTATTGCTGTCACAACTTAAATATCACCACCTCCTACCAATCAACTGCAACATGAGTAATACCTACTTCTTTCATTATATTGCGTGACATATCATGCTCTATAACTATTTGATAAGCATTAGCACTACCCTCTCTATTTTTTATAATAAATACAATTTGATATCTTTTATCACTATCTAATTTTACAGGTAATTTTGTTTTCCCATTCTTACCCTCTAATCTATAAACTTTTAAAGCATTTTTACCATCAGGATATTCATCTTCTAAAACATCTCTAATCATAATACAAGTGCTTACTGGATCAACAATATTTTTAGCTACACCAATATTATCCTGAGTATAATATCTTTGTTTTGCACTTCCTTTTGCTAATTGAAAAGTTATAGTTATATGTAGATTTTTAGATTCTGGTTTAACTGCATCATAAATATCAACCATAGATTGTTGCATTTCCAACCATGAATTACTTGTAACTTTGCCAGTGTCTAATTTAAATGTATCAAGTATAAAATAGGAAATTCCTAAACTTGCATACTTTTTAATTACCTTTATTGCTTTAGACGTTTGATATTTTTCAAAGGGGATAAGTGTAATAGTGTGATTATCTGCTTGTTCTTTTAACCATTTAGCACTATCTTTAAGTATTTGTATAACTTCTTCACTATATTTTCCATCTCTAACTATATATTTTTGTAAATCTTTCTTTAATATATTATTAGCAACATATACTAACATTTCACGTTGCCATTTCTTTTTACCATCTTCATTTAACATGATAACAATTTTTTCTTTTTCTTTAAGTATACTTGGTAAGGTAATAGACCTTGCAAATGTACTTTTACCTACGTTTGAAAGTCCTCCAATCAATGTGATATTACCAACCGACATACCACCTGTTTCTTTATTAATAAGTGGCATATTATAAAATGGCAATCCTACTGCTAGACCTTCATTTAATTCTTCAATTAATTCATCAATGCCATCAGTAATTGAGTAACTTTCTACATCTCCTTCCACATTAACAAATACATGATTTAACTGAGCCTCAAACATATCATATATATCCTCTGCGCTCATATCTACAAATTGTTTAATTTTATCATGAATAGGAAATCTTCTTGCAAGTAATTGTAATACTGCATTCCATTTATTTAATTCATTAATATAACCACCGATATTTTCAACATTAACATATTCTTTGGATTTATCGATGGTATCATAACCACCATATTCATCATATTTTTGTCTAAGTTTAGGATGTTTTTCAAGATATAATCCAACAGTAATATCATCTAATGATTTTTTACCTTCTTTTATAACGATGTCATAACCTATTTGCCAATAAACTCTCCATATATTACTACTAAAACTTTTAAGATTTAATTTATCATAAGTAAAATACAAATCAGAATTTTTGTACAATATCGCTACTACATTTGCTTCACAAGCTAATTTATATTCTTGAACTTGTTTACTACTTTTAACTAATTCTATTTCAAGTGCAGTTAATTCTTTTTTCTTTTCCGTCAATATATCACCACCATTACCACAACTCTTCTAGTTCATTATTTAGTTTTTTATTAGTTTTATTTTTATAGTCTGCACCCTCATGAGTGGCATTTGTAAGATCAATTTTTTCAATTTTTTCTTCAGACTTTGCTATTTGTTTTAATCTATTAACAACATCATTAATATCTTTTTCCACGATTAACATAATGGTATTAAATTTATGTTGTTCATTTTTAAAATTAGACGATTTAACTATTTCTTTTAACTTCATTTTATTGATTTTAAAAGTATATAATATTTGTTTATAATCATATTTAGCCATAGGTTTAACATAATTATTTGCCATAAATTTACCTTCAGATAATCCTTTTAATCTCAGAATCATATATTTAGGTAATGATTGATCTGTATATTCAAATATCTCTTTTTTTATATATTGATAAAGTTCATCAAAACCATCTTTTTCTTCTTGTGTCATTTTTGCCATATTTTATAATCTCCTGTTTTAAAGAATAAGAGGGGTATAACCCCTCTATTTAATTTAAACTAAACCGTCTTAATAAATTCAATAAATTCTTGTAGTTTACCAATATCAGCAGAATCTAATTCTTTAGCTGATATTTCTAACTCTTTCATTTTCTTAGTGATTTTAGATACCTTCTCCTTATCTTTTTCACCTACTATTACCGCCATTAGTTCTTTAAATTCACCTATTAAATTTTCTTTTAATTCTGCTTCATTCTTTTGTTGTATCTCTTCTTTTTTCTTGATAGCAATTTCTTCTACAATTTTACTCTTCTCAATATCCTGTTCCTGTTTTGTTTCTTCAATAGACTTTTTATCAGGTTGTTTCTCATGCTCAATTTTAATAGCAT